ATGGCACAGAGCTACGCTGACATACAGAAGGAAATCGCTGAGCTGGAGAAGAAGGCGCAGAAGGCCCGTGAACTGCTCGCCAGCCGTTCTGTTGAAGAGGTAAAGGTGCTGGTGGATGCGCTGGCGAGAAAGCTGCAAGCTCAGGGATTGGACATCCATCTAGCTGTCGAGGAGCTGCGCAAGTACGCTCCCGCCCGTCGATCCACTCCCCGCAAAGAACGTGCTGACAAAGGCACGGTGAGCGCCCCCAAATATCAAGGGCCGAATGGTGAACTGTGGAGCGGCAAGGGTCATGCCCCAAGGTGGATGAAGCCTCTGCTTGCTGAGGGCAAGATCAAAGAGGACTTCCTAATCAAATAGTCGTGACTTCGCGGGTGATGGTGAAGTCGCCTTGCAAGACACGCTTCTTGACGCCACCAACCTCAATCTCAAGGTCGTAGCGGCCGGTGACTGAGTCGTCACCCTTCATCACCTTGATTGCTGCTGTCTGCGCCGCCGTGATGGTGGCCGTGATCGTGCCCTGAGCGGCGTCAATGACAAGCCCCGATGCAGAGGTCAGCGCCAACACTACCGCGCCATCATAGTCATCGCGCTTGAACTGCATGGCAGCGCTCGCGCCGCTCAAATCCAAAATGTCAGTGTTGCCTTCATCAGCGAAGAACTTGAATGGCTGCACGTATTGGCTGCCTTGATCAATTGTGAGTGCGACTTCTTGTGCCATACGTTTCCTATTGAATGGAAATATTTAGTGCTGGCTTGTCTATGACCTGTGCAGTGATCAAGCCATTTGGCAGCACCTGTACATCGATCTGTTCAGGCGCAAGCACCTGCACTTCGATGACTGGCTTGTCGCGGAAGCTTGCGACCAAGGACAGTGCTGCGGTAATCGTCGTTGCGCCAGTAAGCTGAGCTGCAAGGCCAACTTCCAGCGCCAACAGAGCAGTGATGTCGGAGTTGCCCTCTACTACAGCCGCAAGACCTCTCTCTACCTCAACGGCGGCAACGATGTCTGTTGCTCCAGTGAGCGCAGCATTCAGCTCGCGAAGCACTGACAGACCCGCAACGATGCCGGTTGATCCGGAGACCGATGCAGCAAGGCCACGAACAACTTGCAGCCCGCTTGCGTCGATGACAGAAGTACCAATGACCTCAGCCGACAGCTCCTTCGCGACACTTAGCGATGCCGAGATCTGACCTGTTGAAGTAATAGGCTGCGCCGCAAGCTCCTTCTTGATGCTCAACGCGGCAGTGATGGTGCCGGTAGAAGTCAACGATGCGGCAAGGCCCTTCTGCACCGAAAGCGCTGCACTGATGTTGGTTGTGCCAGCCACCGCCGCAGACAGCCCACGCTCGACAAGCAACGTTCCCGCCTGGATCGTGGTCGTGCCGACAATCGAATCGGCCTCAAGCGTCTTCAGCAACTCAATTGCGCCAGCTTCAACCGTACCCGTGGATACGATAGGTTGGGCTTCGAGGCTGACCAAGTTGCCCAAGGTGGCAGTGATGGTGGTCGTGCCAATGATCGGTTGCGCGCTAAGCTGCTTGTCAGCGCTCAAGGTTGCGGTGATGCTTCCCGTGCTCTGCACTTCGGCACTCAGCAACTTCTGCGCATCTAGCTTTGCAGTGATCGCGGTTGATCCAGTTAAGGACGCGCTCAGCTCCTTTGCGACGGACAGAGACGCAGTGATCGTCCCGGTTGACTGAATCGGATCAGCACTGAGTTGTTTGTACGTGTCGAGCGTTGGCGAGCTGATTGTTGAGGTGCCAACAACCGCTGCGGACAGCTCCTTGACAGCGCTCAACGAGGCTTCAATAGTCGATGAACCCGTTACCGCAGCGCTCAGCGAGACAAGCCTACCAAGGGATGCAGTGATTGTCGTGCTGCCAGTCAAAGCAGCCGACAGACCCCTTGTGGCGGCCAACGTACCGTTGATGTTTGACGTGCCCGTCAGAGAAGCAGACAGCCCGCGTTGGACCTGCAACGAAGGTGAACTGATCGCGCCTGTTGACGTAACTGACGCCGTGCCCAAATCCACCGGGTTAGAGCCAGTACCCTGCTTCAGTCCAAAGACTGAAACGATATCTGGCGAGTTAGCTGACATGGTTGCGCTGAACAACTCCTGTCCAGAGCCACCTACCTTAGTGAAGTTGGATTGACCCCAATATGCAGTGAAATCCGCGAACTCGTTCTGCTTTGTCCAACCCGATGCGCTGAACGTGACGTTGTCGCTGCCCTCTGATGCGATGATTGCGAACAGAAGGTTGTTCGTCTGCGATGGGTAGCCAGACGTGACCTCATACGGCGAGGTCGTGTCGTACGCAGAGGCAGTGACAGGTGTGTCTACCGTGACTGCGCCAGACAGCTCGTAGACGGATATCGTTGAGTACGCCGTGTACGTGCCGAAAGAGCCGGTGATGGAATGCGATGCACCAGCGGTCGTGATGGGGATCAGCCATGCACGGTACTTTGTGATGCCCGTGCCGTAGTCGAGGAACTGCGCAGGGACTGTGTTGCCCTTGCTGTCCGTGATGGAGCTGGTTCCACCGCTTGGGTCGTACGTCGCGATGACAAGCAGCGTGTTGCCTGCCGTTGTGGCACTAGGCAGAGTCGTCGTGCCACTGGTATTGATGGCCTGCTGAACGATGGTTGGCGCGGTGCCTGTTGGCAGGGGAGCGATGTAGCTGACGGTGATACGGACGTTGTCGATGTTGGCAACACGGTTGGCACCAGTACCGTTACCTACTGCTCGGACGCTGACACCGAAGGCGGAGTCATTAATTTCCGCTGGAGTCCACGTAGTGCCCCAGAGGTTCGTGTTGCCGCCGTACGTGACGTTCGTGTCGGTGGAACTCCAGTTCGTGCCAGTGACAGCGAGATTGCTCCCGACACGGGAGCCAGCCTTCATGAGCTGGACGGTGTTGTCTCTTACGTTGCCTGTCGAGCCACCGGTGTACTTCTTCTCGACAACAACCGTGATGCCCTTGATGGTGGCATTCGATGGGATGTTGAAGCCGTATCCCGACGTGTTGAGATACGGCATGTTGGCCGCAGTAGTGCTGACCGTGTGCGTGGTGTAGACGTTGTCGCTCTCGTTTGCGTCGCTTGGCGTCGCCCACGACACGGTGCCGCCCGAAGACACTGAAGAGGATGGGTTGAGCGGACCACTAGATGAGGGGTCAGCAAGTTCAATAGCAAGAAGCCCGACATCTGCGCCGTACAGATTTGCTGACGGAGTGTTGTCGCCAGCAGTGGTGTACCCCGAAATTACTTGCTGATAAAGGCCAGCGCCATACATTAAGCTGGTCTTTGTATCAGAGACGGACGTCCACCCGCTTTCGAACACCGCTGTTGGCGCGACTCTGATCTCAAGAGCAATTAGCGCGTTCGCTGTTCCACCACTTGTCGTGAACGATGGCGTCGTATCACCTGCCGTGTTGTAAGCAACTACGACTTGACTGAGTGGTGGTGAGCCGGACAGTGTGGCGTTCTTTAAGCTGGTCCATCCGCTCTCTAGCGTAATGGTGGTCATTTACGTCGATCCACCTACCATGTAAACAACGCTGCCTGGGGTGGTGCTGCTGAGCGTTACCCCCGGATTCGTGCCCGCTGTAGTAGTTTTCGCGGACTGAACAATCGTCCCCGACGACGAAAGTCCAGTGATGGCATCAGTGTTGCACCAGTAAGTGACTGCTGAACCCGTGTCTTGGGTTCCTTGCATGGTAATGTAGACGTTGGAGGTGGTGGAGGTGGCAAATCCGCCGTAGACATACATCTTTCCGGGAATCGAATCTATTAAGTTCAACGGCAGCACAGTCTTCGAGGAGCCGGCATACCACGGTGGACTGCCAAGACTAGTAGGCATATTCGCGCCATATATCGTTGCGACATAATATGTTCCACTGACTATATTAAAACTGCTTCCAATGGTTGGGTACGAAGCGCCATTTGAAACGGTCGTACCCGACGGGTAAATTGCCTGGACATTAGTGACTGTGATCGCCATTATTCTTCTCCCTCTTCTGGCTCTACGGCCTCAATGACCACCTCAAGGTCGTCGTATCCATCTGCGCTGAGCAGAAACGTGAAGCTACCTACCGCGCACAGCACGACATCGAACTGACCATCCTCAACGAGGAAGTCGTCCGTTTGTCCGAAGCCCTCTTGCCACACCTGAAAGCGGGTCGAGATCGGGATGTTGCTTGAGGTGGACGAATCGCTGCCGTCAAGCGCAGACGCATTGTTTGAATTCGCCCATGTAGTACCTGTATCGGAACAGGTACCGGGTGACAGCCATCCGGTATCAGCCATCCACTACCCCAACAGCGGATTAGCTTTGGGTGACGGTGATAGAACCAGTCGCGAAGGATGGTGTGTCGTCAGCGGCAATCGACTTCGATGCGCCAAGCGGAGCAAACCAAAGCATGTTGCCAGCAGTGGATGCGTCGTAAGCAACCACGTACGTCACAGTGCCCCAAGACCCAGTTGCCTTCGCAAACGAAATTGCTGCCGAGTTTGAGGTAGCTCCACCGGACGCTGTTGCCCACGTCGTACCAGAAACCCGTGCATATCCGTTGCCAGAAGGCTCGGTTGCACCAGTACCGGCAGCGACTGGGGTAGTAGTAGACAGACCAATGTAAACGGTCGGCGCAGTGAAAGTGGTCTTGCCAACAACGGCTTCTGCAACCTTGTTGAGCGTATAAGTTGTATGTGGCATCGAGCCTCCTGTAATAGCGTGAAGCTATTTATCCAGGTAGGGCCCATACGATGGCTTGGACTTCCTCTACGGTAGTTGCCGCCGTGATCTGGTCTTTCAGCTTCTGCCGCTGGCCGACCAACTGCTGCGATGCACCCATGAAGAGCAGGACGTTCTCCAAGGTTTTCTGCCGCATGTCTTCCGGTGTGATTCCCCGCGATGCTGCAATGCCGTCAAGGAATGGTGTCGGAGCAGTGCTGTTCGCCTGCCACGCCAGTGCTTCAGCCTGCTGCGTAGGCCATGTCAGCCGTTCGGCTGGTGGATAGCCCTCAACAAGTGCAGCCGAAGCCGCCTCGAAGCCACGATCTACCAACGCAATCTGCGCCGACTTCAAGTCGTCCAGGGTCCGTGGGTCTACCCATTCCTTGGTGCTGTAGTCGAAAACATGTGCGGCAGTCGGCTGTGGTGGCAGGGCAAAAATCACTCCGTCGAGCACGTAAGCACCCTCTCCTAGCGGCGTGCCAACCACGTATGGCAGACCTTCCTTGCCCGAAGCGTAGTCTGCCGTCTCCAAGTCTGGAACCGTCGTGTAGAACCTGATCTTGCCGTTTGGCTCGTAGAAAGAGATTTGTAGCATCGGCTATTTACCTCTTTACCGTCATGAGGATGACGCTTCCACTGAGCAAGCTGATTGCGCCACCCGAACTACTTCCTGTCGTCACGAAGATGTCACCACCGCCTGCCGGTGGTTGGATCGCAAAGCACGTTGCTGCACCGGCAGCACCTGAAGCCAACAGCGATCCACCGCGGTAGACGTAGACATCAATGTGATCATTGTTCGAAGTTCGGAACAAGCACCAGATCAAAATTGGCGAGCCCTGGCCATCGTAGTTGTAGAACACTGCGCGCGGATTCGACGCCCACGCAGAGCTGTTGTAAACCGGCCCGGTGCTCATGGTCGCTGCAGCAGGGATCGTGACGGCGTTGCCAGCGATTTGCAGTGTGTTGATGACGTTTGCCTGCGACACCGTCAGCCCGCCCGGTCCCATAGAGATGCCCGGTGCATCGAGTCCCCAAGACGCGGACACGCCGGCGTTGTGGTGAGCCCAAAGGCGGAAGTTGCTCATAGTCAAATCGAAGAACATGCTTCCGTTCGGGTGCTGCGCCATGATCCAGCCCCAGTTGCCGTCCAGCCATTTGCCCGGAGTGCGGATGTAACCCCAATCGCCAGCGTTGTTGCTGTTGATGGTGATTTGACCGGCAGAAAGAGTGCCGGCGTTGGCACTCAAAGCTGACAGGCTGTTAGTGGTGATCCCATTTGCGTCGATGAGCGTGCCACCCCCGTTTGGCGTGTATGGCGTGAACTCAGTCTGATTTGCGTATGCCTCACCAAGATATGGCTTGGTGAAGAACGCGTAGGAGTTGCTGTTGCCAGTGATCGTCGGAGCCTTCTTCACGCAAAGTCTGGCGTAGGCTGTGCCGGACGGCGCGTACGCAAACCCGCCGATGCGCTTGTAGCCGGACAGTGCCTTGCCGCCCGCCGCTTCTACGTTGTTGACCGTGCCGTTGATCGATCCCAAACCAGCGTCCGACGCGTTGTAGAACTCGATATGGCACCCGTTCATCGCGCGGTGAGCACCCGTGTACACGGAGAACTCGTAGCGTCTGCCTGCCACCACGGCAATCGGCGGCGAGTAGATTTGCTGGTAGACCGACCAATCTTGGTTGCCGTTGTAGCTGTTGTTCGGCTGGTAGATCGCCATCGAGTTTGAGCCCGATGGATTCCACGACAAGTCTGGGTAGTTGATACCGAACACCGGCGCAACGTCGTGCGTCTGGAAGGTTCCCCAGCCCTTTGGCAACCAGCCCGAGCGAGTAAGCGTGCCACCGTTCCCGTACGCCATTTCCGAGTCAGGCACAGAGTTGTTGCTTGCCGCCACCTTCAGCAAAGAGGTGTCAATGCTGCCCGCAGCGATCTTGTCGCCTGTGATGGTCCCACCAACAATCTTGTCACCCGTGATGGTGGTGCCTTTGATGTTGGTGCCCTCGATGGTGTTGCCGGCGATCTTGTCGCCCGTGATCGTCGCACCCTGAATCTTGTCGCCAGTAATGGTGCTTCCGACGATCTTGTTGCCGGTGATGGTGTTACCGGCAATGTTGGTGCCTTCAATCGTGTTACCGGCAATGTTGCCGCCAGTAATGGTCGATGCAGCTATCTCGTTCGCAGTGACTGCGCCCGCTGCAAGCTTGGCCGTCGTGACTGCTCCAGCCGCCAGCTTGCCAGTCGTGATCGACCCATCAGCAGGAGTAATGGCCTGCCATGCACCGCTCTTGCGGATATACATGACATTGTCTGGGGTGAGGATGAACGTGTCGCCCTCTTGAGCTGTGCTTGGCAGAGCAGTCCCTGTCGCAACACCTGCCGCAACCCATGCGCCCGACGTGTAGATGTAGAGCGTCTTGAGGTCAGTACGGTAGAAGGTGTCGCCCTCTTCCGCCGACGTTGGGAACGTTGTGCCGCCTGGAACACCGACCTCGAACTGCAAAGGCGTAGCGCTGAAGGATGCCGACAGGTTCAAATCTGATGCATCGTCAGCGAAGCCGAAGTCATCGAAGGCGGCGACCTTGTAGTAGTAGGTAGTTCCAGGCTCGACGGCGTTGTCAGTGAAGAAGATGCTGTCGCCACGGAAGACAAGAGTCGATGGTGATGGCGTGAAGCCTGCTGACGATCCTCTCCAGATCGCCACGCCCGCAAAGTCCGCGTCGGTTGGTCTGTTGAGCTGGATGTAGACCATGCCCATTGCTGGCGTGACCTCGATGCCAGTGACGTACGCTGGAGCTGGGTTCAAGAACGTGCGTTCGACTGCTGCGCTCAGGTTGTTCGACGTGTCGCGGCAGCGCACAGACACCTTGAGACGACGGATAGGACCGCCATCGTTGGTGTTCATGGAGAACGTGTAGGTGTACTGCTGGAAGCCGCCAGGAGGAACGCCAGCGACGTAGTCTTGGCGCATCACGTCGTTGCTGTCCGCATCGATGATCGTGACTTGGAAGTCACGTAGCGCAGCAAGAGCGGTGGACTGGTCGGATGGGTTTTGCCACTTCACGACAAGGTCACGGCCGACAAACTGCGTGGTGGACCCATCGATTGCGTTCTGCAAGCCAACAGGTGCCAGCAGTGGCGACGACTCGCCTCCGTTTGTGTCAATGTTCAAGAATGCGGTCGCGAAGTCTGCTGAAGCCATGCCAAAGACGGACACAGCACGGCACTGAATCTCGTATCTACCCGTGGAAACCTGCGGGATTGAGTACGAGGTGCCCTTTACGCTGACCGATACCCAAGAGTCACCGGCATCTACACCGCCAACGTCAGCCACGCGACGGTAGTCAAGCAGGTAGCTCACCGCCTTCCCGCGCGCTGGTGGAACCCATGACACCAGCGCCTGACGGATCAGTACGCCGTTGTCGTTTATGACCGATTCACGGGCTGTCAGGTCTTGCGGCGCAGAGCAGACACTTGGCTCGCTGTCCGTGTAGACCGGTGCAGGCAGGTCAATGCCTTGCTCGATCAGCAGATACTTGTTCGGGTTGTGCGCAATCGCCTCGATGTTGTACTGCTTGCCATCGCCAATGTTCGATGTGACGCGGAACTGACGAGGCTCAACAGAGCTGACGACAATGTAGTCAGCATGGTCGATGAGAGGCTGCGAGAACGGAGGGCTGACCGTGACTGTGCGGTATGTGCCAGGGACATTCGTGATGCTTCTCGACTCGACGGTAATGCCGTCTGCCAGCATGGCACGGATGGAAGAACCCAAGCCAATCTCTACGTCACGATCCAGCGTAACGGTGCCGGTCGCATAGCTCACAATTCGACCACCGCCTGCCTTGTCCGTGTAGTCCTCATCCCAGATGCTGACGATGTCGCCCGGCTCCAAGTCGGCGCCGTTCAAGCCCATGCTGAAGTTGACAATGTCTGTCTGTTCGTGCGCCGTGTACAGAGTCCACAGACCGTGGCGGCGTGCCTGTCCTTCTGTCACCACACCGAAGGCAGCGATGTCCGAAACGTTGTAGCCGTACAGGTCGATGTATTCCTCGCTCTCCACCGTGATGATGCGAGGCAGGTTCATGTTCAACCGGTCGTTGAACGTCACCTTGATCGACGTTGGGCGCTCTTCGAGGTCAGTGCCCTTGTAGTTGAAAGGAGCAGTGCCCTCCCCGCTGATGACGTTTGCCTTGGTGACAAGCATCTTCGGGTCGGCAGGTCTGTCTTGAGACAGCGAGATTTGGCCGCGCATGTCTTGGTAGATCGTCGCGTGCATGTTGGCAGCGATGGAGCTGAGCACCTTCCAGGCATCATCGCGGGATGCAATCGGGTAGTTAAAGCGGAAGCGTGGCTCGAATTCGGTGTGCGCTTCATTCGCCGGAACCATCTCATCGCAGTAGACGCCAGCGTCGTAGAAGCTCCACTTGTTCACGTCAGCGGCCAACAGTCCACGCGCGCCGAGGCCGTAGCGCTCATTGGTCAGGAGGTCATACAGAATCCAGGCTGGGTTGTCGGTCCATTCGTTCTTGAATGCGCCGTTCCACATGCCCGTGTACGCTCTCGTTTCAGTGTTGTAGTTGGATGGCACCTTGACGGTGAGGCCCTTCCACAAGACGCTGATCTTTGGGATTTGACCGTTGACGGCCTCAGCATCAACACCCACAGCAAACCATGCAACGTCGGGGTAGTTGTTGTCAGCCTGGATCGGGGTGTACTCGACGTGCTGAGCAATAGTCGTGTCGTTGCGGAGCGTGCTGACATTGCTGTCTGCGGTAACGCGCTGCACGCGGTACTGCCACTTCCCAACGCCATCAGGTCGTGTAATGCGGACCTGCTTCTGCGTGATGGAGTCGGTCTTTCCCGAAATCTGCACGTCAGTGACGAACTCCCAAGCCGTCGTGCCCGACAGACGACGGTAGATCTTCAGGTCCACCCATGTTGGGAACAACTGGCCTTGCCAGGAGAAGACAAGTCCGGTTGGCAGGTTGATGATGATCTTGACGGAGCTTGCATCGTCTTCTGTGGTCTCGCGGATCACATCAGATGTGGTGGTCAACACTGCGCCAACGTCCACAATGGATGGCGCTTCACCGAAGCCCGTGATGAGACTTTGACCTGGGGTACCCACTCGCCAGTCGTACTTGATGTTCTTATAGTTGTACGTACCATCAGAGTTTTGGAGCGGCGTCTCGTTGATGTAGATGCCCTGAGCGCCACCCATTGGACCTTGCACTGGCCCTTCGGATGCAAGCACACCGATCTTGACGATTGCTCGGGACGCGAGGGTATTTGGCAACTCTGGCGCTGAACCACCACCGCCGCCCTTCTTCTCACCCTTCAGCGGGTTAAGGTGGTATGCCTCCCATGCCTTCTGGATCGTCTTCTTGCTTCTGCCTTTGTTGTTCTTGTTCTGTGGCTCTGCCATTACATGTCTCCGGCGTTTTCGTTGTTCATCCATGCTTCTGCTGGAACGTGTCCTCTACCTGATGCACCACCCGCTGGATCAGGGAACATCGTTGCGAAGTCAAACGGAATGTCCTCTACGTCGATGTCGGTCCCGATGACGATGCCTGCGGCATGGTGATTGCCGTAGATCAACGGGATTGCGTATCCCTGCTCATACGTCAGGATGGACCCGTTGAAGAGGAACGACGGTCTCTTTGCTGCCTCTGCTGGTCCTTCGGACGAGTCAGGCGACGGCGCAAGCGCCTTGATGATTGCCGACGTGACCAAAGACACCGCAAGGTTCACTGCAACGGTGATGGCCACAGCAGCAGCACCAGTTGCACCGACTGCTGCAATGATGGCCGTCTCGATACCTGAGCCTGAGAATGCAGGCACGACCCACAGGTGGTCGCGGCCCTCAAAGGTCATTTCCCTGTTGTGGCTGACAATGGCCTTGGCATCTTCCATGCCGTCTTTCGACGCGGCCAGGATGATCTTGTTTTCCGCAGCGAACTTCCGGAAGCCCTTGACCTGGCTATTCAACGCACTGACGAGGTCTTGGGCGTTCTTCACGTCCATTTCTACCGTCTCGCATCCAGCAAGCTGGGCGATGGCTCCGTCAAAGTGGATCGTTTTCATTCTTGTCTCCCTGTAGCAGTGTTGGGTTGAACCGCACTGCCTTCTTTATGCATCGGTGCCAGCGGCTGAGCGAGTCAACGTGACTCAGCTTTCGCCATTGGTGATGCAAGATTTGGTTGTTGCCGACGACTACTGCTGCATGGTGGATGACTTGGATCGAGCCAATCTGGAGCATCACTACGTCGCCCACCTGAAGGTCGTCAACGTCTATCTCTTCAAAGCCTGCCGCTGCGAAGTTGTCCACGTAGAGGTTCTTGTCCATCTCCCACCAACCCCAGCCACGAGCAAAATTCTTCAGCGTGATGCCACGCTCTTGCCTGAACCAGTCGCGGATGACGCTGAAGCAGTCGTTGACGCCGTGAATGAACTCACGTCCGGTCAGGGGTTCGGGGTTCGCTTCGTCCAACCACGCCATGCGGGTAAAGCCAACACCGTCCGTGCCGACGATGCCAAATGGAATCTCCATCTTCCACGCCAGCCAACTTTCCATGTCAGCGGTCGTCGGCCATTCGGCAGGCTGCATCAGCCTCTCACCTTCTTTGTATGGGTGGGAGTGCAGCAGTGCTTCCAGAGGACCTTTCTTGAGTGCCTTTATGTAGTCCTTTGAATCGACCTCAAAGTGTGTCTCAGGTGTCGCGGAGACGTTCTTACAGGGGATGTACTTGCCCTTCACGATGAAGCCGCATGCTTCGTTTGGGTAGTCCCGCAGGACATGGGCTTGGAAGTCAGCCAAAGCTTTGTCGTTCAGCTTCATCGAATCCTCCGTGCCAGACCCGGGAAGCCTTTGCTGTTCGACGTTGGATCGCGCAGCGCCTGACGGATCGGGAGTTTGGTGTTCGGACGGTCGAATGGCGCAGCAATCTCCCACTGGATCATGGTGTGGTTGTGGACGATCTTTTTCGTGATGAGGTATTTTTCTGGTCCGAAGATTTGATCTGGATCGGGTGAAGAACCTCCGTCGAGGTTCTTCGCAAAGATGCGGATACGACTGATGGTTGACCCGACCATGTCGCCGTACGAAACGACCAAAGACAGTAGCTCTCTCGACACATTCGAAATGCTGATAGTCGGGCGCTGAGGCGCGCCGGTGTTGTTCTGTCCGAAGCCTTCTATGACTACGGGAAGCGGGTAATACGGAACTCCTGAAAGGAAGAGCGCTCCCCCGTCGGCTGCTGCCTCGTTGCAAAAGCGGTGAGTCTCCCCGTTTATCAGGTCCAAGATGAACAGGTCGATCAGGGGTGAGTCCTGCGTGAGGGACCGAATCTCTGAGTACGGAATCGGCATTAGAAGAACTGCTTGAGGTTGAAGCTCAGGGAGTACAGAGCGCCGGATTGCGGCGACTCAGTCCAACCTCCAACTACTCGCCACTTAAGCGGCGTAGATGAGCCGATGGGTGTCCACGTGAGGTAGTCCCAAGCACCCACGCTGCGAAGCACGTTGACAAGTGTTGCGCGCTCAGTGGCGTTCAGTGCCTCATATTGAATGGACCATTCATCAACAAGGTAGTTGATGCCGTCAGGGCGAATCTGTTCGTACCCGTCGCCAAACTGGCAACTGATGCTGCGTGGTGTCGTCTTGCGTTGAGACGACTGTGAAATGCGGTCTGTAAGTGGTAAAGCTGCTGGCATTCATACCTCCAGCAGCTATTTAGTTCTTACAGTGGGTTCAAGCGGTTGCCTCGTCGCAAGCCGTGGGTGATGCGTTGATCTACTAATCCGTTAATCACGGTGAGCATCTTCTTACTTACGACGTTGCCGGTCTCTTCGTTGGTCTGTCCACCTTGCACGTTGATGGTGATGCCACCCACGTTGAGGTTGCCACCGCTCAAAGCGCTGTTCGGGATGATCGTGCCCGCAGTCTTCGGCACGAACACCTCTGGTCCGTTCTCACCGACCACGGACACCTTTCCGACTGGAGGATCACCACCATCAGCAAAGAAGCCGCCAAAATCCATGTTCCCGAAGTTGCTGCCCGTGCCGAAGCCAGATCCGTTGGACGCCCAGTTGGTACCACTACCAAGCGCCGAGCCAATGGCACCGCTCAGGAGGTTGGCAATGCCTGATGCAGCTGCCTTCGCGGCCATCTTGCCCAGGTCAGCGATGACAGAGCGTGCAAAGTCGGAGAACGAGAACTTGCCCGTCTGGATGAAGTTGTTGAGGGCGCCTTCGACGTTGTTAGCGAAGCTGTTGAATGCGTCCTCGCCAGCCTTCGCGCTGTCCTGCGCGTCCTTGGAGAACTTCTTCATGGCGCTGCTCCAGCCCTCAGCGAAGGTCTCTGGTGCGCGCTCATCATTCAGCTTCTGGCGAGCCTTGATCGCCTCTTCCGTGGTGAGCAGCCCCTTTTCCTCAAGAGTGTTGACCTCTGCCAACTGCTTCATCACTTCATAGTTCTGGTCGATGTACCCCTTGTACAGCTCAGCACGGTGCTCAAGGAGCTTGTGCATGTGCTCTTCCTGCTTCGCCGCCTTTTCGCGCTCGCTCTTTTCCCAGTTCGCAAGCTCTTCCTCTGACTTGCGGAAGTCTTCGAGCGCCGCCTGCTGCTTCTTGTAAATGTCGATGTCGGAGAGTGTCTTTGGCTCCTTCTCCGCCTTCTCCTTGCTGCCCTTTGATGGCTTTGGGTCGCGAGCAGATGCCGTGGACTGACCTTCGCCCGGAGTACCTTGCAGGTCAAGCTTCTTTTGTGCTGCGGCTGCTGCATCCGTGGCGGTCTTGTACCGTGCCATTTCACGGCTGCGCTCCTGCAAGAGAGCAAGTTGGTCCTTGGCCGACTGCAAAGCCTTCTGACCCTGCGCGGTCTGGCCGAACTCGCTGCCCTCAAGCTTGGCGATGGTCGCCTCAGCAATGGACTTCTGGCGGTTGATGTCCCCAATGGCATCGTTGACCTTCTCCGTTGCTGGGTTCATGCCGGTGATACGCGCGATAGCCTGGGCAACCGTCGTCGCGACACTCAACACCTTCTCAGCCACCGCACTCAGCGCTGGAAGGGCTACCTTAGCGATGGTGGTGCCGATGCCGCCGAAGACGACCTTCAGGCGGTCAAGGTTGTCATGCAGCTCGCCCGACGCCTTCGACATGTCGCCGCTCATGTACCCACCTGTCTTGACCATCAGGTCGTACATAGCCTCGCCCTTCTCCTTCACGTCAAGGATTGGCTGGCGAAGCTTGTAGTAGGAGGTGCCCAGTGCGGCAACGGCCAGGGCGTGCCCTTCGGACGCGTCCTTGGCCTTCGATGCGGCCACGACGATGTCCTCTTGGAGCTGGAGCGCCGTCTTCTGTTCTCCGTTGGCGTCCTTCGTGGAGACACCCAACTTCTCCATCGCCATGACGACCTTACCTGTCGCCTCGTCCTGCTTGGCGAGCTTGCCAGAGAGAGCTTCAGCGTTGTCGATGACCTCCTTGGCCGTGACACCTGTCAGCTTGTATGCGTTGGTGAGGTAGTTGAGCCGGGTAGTGGAGATGAGCGTCTGCTCGGAGAAGTCATTGAGTTTGTCGGACACGTCGAGCGCTGTCTTCCCGAGGTCCACAAACCAGCCAATAGAGTCCGCTACCTTCGTGACTACAAATCCGACTGCTACTGCTGCTGCACCTGCAGCCACGGCAAACGTGCCAAGGCCAGCGCCGGCACCTTCTGCGGCACTACCGAGCGAGCCAAGGCCACCACCGCTCTTTGATGCGGTGTCGCCCAGGTCGCCAATTTTCTTTTTGGATTGATCAATGTCCTTGTCGAGCTTTGTCAGCTCGCTGGCATCGACCTTGATTTTTAATTCTGCAAATTCGTTGACTGTCGCCATTGCTGCCTTCCTTTTCAGTTAGCAGCTTGGCGTTGTCTTTCGTTTGCTCTCTCTTTGTTGTACTGGTGCGTCCAGGCATCATCCACTTGAATGATTATCTGGAGTTCTTCGTAATCAAGCTTTGCGCCAGTCAGTTCGAGATAAGCCTTGATCTCCACAAAGGAGAGACATTTTGCGAAGCCATGATCGTACGTGCGTGATCTACTGAGTTCGACAAACATCCTGTTCAAGTAATCCAGCTGCTCAGGATATTTATCCGCAGGTGGGAGAGCGTCGCCTTGCTCCTTGACCACGTCATCAAACAATTTCTTTGTCTGCGATGATATGCGCTTTAGATTTTCCCTGACAGTCAGGCCCGATTCGTACTCGGAATCAAGTGCAACTTGGTGGCGCGTCCAGTTGCACAGCCTTTCCGTCAGCCTTTGAAAAAATCGAACTTGTTAAATGCGGCGTCAACTTGGTAAGCGATCCAGCTTGTTTTACGGTCCATGAGCAAAGCAAGGGCCGCATCTTTGCTGTATTCACCGAAAAATTCTGGCGCGTTCCACCCAACAATTAACTTTGACAGGAATTCAAGATTGATGTTTTCAGTGACCTCAGGATCACCAATTTGCTCAACTTCAAGTTTCAACTTTTGACGTTGACACTCGATGTTTGCCTTCAAGAACTCTGCGCTAAATGGGCCAACAATTTCGATGGTCACTGGCGAGCCGTCTTCACGCAGAAAGATATCGTTCCGGTCTTCGGGGTTGTGGACTTTAACTGACTTGGTCTTCGAGTGAAAATCCTTGATGGATGTTGCTTTGGTCATGCGAGTCTTGTTTTAATTGTTAGTGCCGCGCGATCAACAATTTCTTGTCGTTCCTCAAGAGTGGCCCGCACCATGTGTGCTGGTCCCATCTTTTCGGTGCCCTCTTCAACGTAGAGCGCGTACGGGGTGTCGTTGACGATAGTGAAGCCGTCAGCGGTGAGGTCTTGAATCTCAAAGGAGCTTTGCAGAAGACCCGTATCGACTGGAGTGCGGAGCATGATCCGAAAGAGCATGTCCGCAGCAATCTCCGATACCAATTCCTCTTGCGCAGCCTTGACCTTGCTCATTAGGCAGCTTCGCGGGTGATTTCCAGCGGCCCATGTGTTCCGTCGTCATCGAGTGCCTCAAAGGACATCGTGATGGTGCGTGGACCAGCGCCACCGACCGGAAGAGTGCCAGTGTTGAACTGCACGTTGTTCATCAGCCAGGTGTACTTGTTGCCCGCTGGGTCTTCCGTCACAAGCTCGACAGCCACCTGCGTCTCATTGATGAAACGGTTGTACATGACGAGGTCTTGGAAGTAGACAGTCATAGAGCCCGTGACTGCGGCTTGCCCGTAGGCAATGTCAGCAGCGTCGCCCGAGCCGATTGCGTATGCAGCTTGGTAGCCGTTGTCGATCTGGAAGCTGAAGGCGGTGACGATGCCGAGTTCGACGCCGTCAACAGAGATGCTGCCTTCCTTGTGCACCATTGGCTCATTGGACAGAGCTGGGGTGACGGTCGTTGCCGCTGTCGAAGTAGCAGTAGTTTGGCTCTTGCCGATCAGGCCGAAGGACAGACCGATGATGGAGTCCTGTGCCACGTCAACCGACATGGTGTTAGGCACGACACCCTTGAAGAGCTGGTACTGGGCCACATCCAGCGAGCCGACTTCGACACTGAACGACTTACGGGTGGTGCCAATGCGAAGCACGTCCGTCGTCCAGTCGCTGAGCATTGCACCAGCAATGAGGTCGTCAAACTGACCATACGACAGCTCAACTGCGATTTCCCCGCCGACCGCCGTGTTGCCATGGCGGGAGAACTTCTTGCGGCGATTGCCGGTCAGTGCATTTGAGTTGATGAGGGTCTTGGTGAGGTTCACGCTACTCGAAACGACTGGCTTAAGCGCCATGGTCGGGGTAGCAGGCGTAACACCTAGGCTGGTTTCCGGTACGGTTAAAACCTGTACACGTGAGTTCTGTGCGAATGCCATTGTTTGGGCTCCCTAAATCTTGTAGTTCTTATTTATGCGTCACGCGTGAAGGCGTACCAACGCACGTATACGTTCAGCCTGGAGAAGGACGGACCGTCAATCGTGTTCGAGCCGAAAGACTTTTCGATGTGCACGATGTCAGGTGAGGTGCCAAGCCGCGATGCGGTCTTGAAGTGGGCGATGACAGCGTCAGCTTTGGTGAACAGCGAGGCTGCTCCCACGCCGACAGGCTCAAAGAGCTGGATCGTTGCAAGGCCGCCAATGCGCAGCCATGGGTCTTGTCCAACTGTCTGAACGATGGTCTCTACTGGCGTGAGACTGAAACGTGCCCACGGCTCCCGGTTCTTCGCCTCATAGTTGTCGTTCTCAACAGTAATACGGCCAATGTTCGTCAGCAGCTTTGCGTGCTCAAGAAGGATGGTGCGTGCGGTGCTTAGGTTCATGCGCCCTCCCCTTACGACACCAACAGCTTGAACATGATGGTTGTCTTGCCATCAGGCGTTAGGTCTTCGACTTCGCGAATCGTGAACGTCTGCTTCGCCATGACAATGAAGTCGTTTGCTCTCGGCGCCGTTTTAAGCGCACCAGACACCAGCGCCCTCTTTGCCTTGCGGTGCACGCTGCCTTCAAGGTAGCTTTCATCCGACGAGACGACTACGCACGAAATCTTTTGCTTCGCGCCTGTATCGAGGTAGTTGAGTTCAGCGTTCAGGCCATTACCGAACTTCGTGATGCTCTTGGTGGCGCTGGTCTGCTTCTTCAGGTAGTCCATCAACGCACCGCCTTGATCGTTCCGCCCTGGCTGAGCAGTGGTGCCAAGATGACGTTGATCTTGTAGAGGTTGCCCTCGTCACGACGTGGAGAGGCAAACTTTGCCTGCGTCTCCAGCACATCGAGCTTTTCTTTCAGCTCAAGGACTAGAGGCTCTGGCTGGGCGTAGAGGTCAAAACCCGCTTCAAGCAAGACTGCAAGCTCAACAGTTGCCTGGATTACCTCTGCGGGTACACTGTTGAAGTCTCTGTAGTTGCCGAAAGAGTCTGTGTAGTACCAATCATCAGAGACGGAAACATCACTGGAGGTCGGTATGCGGGGCCATGCAAGCTTTTGATCAAGCTGTGCCTTGCGGCCAATGAATCGACTGCCGTAAAGACGGTCAAGAGCCATCGTGGCTTGCACGAGGCTGGTTTGCGGATTTGACAGTGCGTCGAGGCCAGCCATCGTGGTGTACTCGCTTGCTGCGTCTTCGTCAGCGTATGTGTTTTGTCCAAGCGTGAGTGCCAATGGAGCCTCCAAATAGAAAAGGAGCGGACGAGCCGCTCCTTATTTACTGGGTCAACTTGGATTGACTTAGATGCCTACGTTCCAAAGACCTGCAACCGACTTGGTCGAGTGCACAGCCATCGTTGCGTACATCTTCACGCGCATGATCTTGAAGTCAGACGCTTCAGCGAAGCCAACGTCGTCAACGGTCAGACCGCCAGACTGTGGGATAACGCCAGAGACACCGAGCTTGCGAGTGCCGTCGTCAAAGCAACCAGCGATGATGTGGGTCTGATTACCAGCAGTGCCAGTAACGTAGTCCGACGCCATGAAGTCGTTGACGAAGATTGGGATGCCGTTCCAGGAAGCGACTTGCTCGCCGGAAAGTTCACGGTATTCAACACCGCCAGAAGCGCGCATGAGCGACTTGATCTTGCGGACAGCAGCAGGTGCAGCCATGATGAACTGAGCCTTTGCAGCCTTAACTTGGTCGACCAGCTCATCGAGCATGTCGAGCGTCAGAGCAGCATTTGCCTTGTCGAGCTTCTGCGAAGCGAATGCAGAGTCGGAGCCAATGAGCTTGATGAGGCCGTCAAATTCAGCATCGTTGGTCACGCCGTTGTCGTTGGTCGATGCTGGAGTTGCTGAGTCACCAGCGACCATCAAGCGCTGATATTCACGACCGACAGCCTTAGCCTTCGATGCGATCTGCATAGCGACTGGATCATTGCCAGCGCCTTCACCAATGCCCTGTGCAAGATCGTAGCCAGCAATCTCAGCATCACCGATCAGAGTGATGAGGGACTGAGCCACTTGCGTGAACGTTGGTGCGCCCTTGACCGAAGTCGTTGATGCGCCGCGACCTGCAGCCTTTGCAGTTGCAAGAGTAGCTTCGCGGTTGAATGCGTACGCGTTGCCGTTGACCGAGTTGAACGGCAGCATCGAGTACAGCGGGTTGACGGAGATAATCGACTCAGCCAGACCTGCGGAGAGGTCGTCGTAGCCAAGCTTCTTGATTTCGGAGAGAGTGATAATTGCCATGGTTGGCTCCCTTTGTTCTTCTTGTTGTGAGAGCGTCTAAATCAGCGACGCTTTGCCAATCCCGCCGAGATCAAGTCCACGCCGGACTTCTTTTCAGGCGTTAAGAATGGCCTTCCTGTTTTTCCTGCACCAGCACCGCTAGATGCTTTGAAGAGATGCGTTGCCTTGTCAGCGAGGCTCGCCATCCAGCTGTCCATCGTGTACGGATTGCCCTTGGCGTCTCGTACATCGTCAGCAGCTTGAAGCTCACCATCGACAACCTTGAAGGTTGCCTTGGCACGCGCAAGCACGTCTTCTAGTGCTGTCTCACTCACCCCGTGTTTGAGAGCAGCGGCTGCGACTGCGTTGTTAAGCACGATCTTTTCAAGACGACCATTCGCCGTTTGCAGGGACGCGCCCAATTCCGCAATCTGCGCTTCGTATGCGGTCTTCATTTCTGAAGACATCACCGAAGCCTGTTCCTTCACCTTTGCATTGATCTTTTCCGCAGAAAAGTCGCCGCTCTTGAACATCGTCTCAAAGCTTGAAAGCTCATCAACACGTCGCTTGAGCTCTGTGTTGTTGTCTCTAAACTCTTTGAGCTTGTTCTTTTGTTCATCAAATTGAGAGGTGGGAACCACACCCTCAACCTTCAGTCTGTAGATGCCGTTGCCGGCGTCTTCATAGTGAGCTTCCAGCCCCGCTGGTACCTCGTTCGTTTCAAATCTAAGCATCCGTCGTCCTCTCCCCGAGAGGCAGTAGTTGATGACGGAGTTATTTATTGCGCTGGTGGTGAAACCTCATCGCTAGGCGCATCAGCTTGCGGCTTTGGCTGTTCAGCGAGCATTGCGACCTCAACAATTGGGTCAGCAACTACCTCGCCTTCGTACAACTTCTGCATCAGCGACTCAAGCGTGATGACGCCTGCGCTGTAGAGGTTGAGCAGCGCAGACATTTGCTGCGGGTCGAGCATCGCTGCGGTGAAGTCACGATTGAGGGCGACTTCTGGCTCCACGGCCGACCCTGCCCATGCGTTGTAGCAATTCAAGGCAAGCTGCAATCCTTGCTCTAGTGCAGACGCCAGCGTTTCCAGCGTGGCGCTTTCAGAGCCGGAACGGAGCTGCAAAGCCTCGGCGCTTTCGACGCCTCGCTTGACGGTGAGCAGCCTTGACCCGGCCGCATACATTTGCTCTTCAACGCCTTTCGCCATTGACTCAATGCGTGGCAGACCTTGTCCGTTGGGCTCAAGGTAGCCAATCGTTGAACCTTGCTCTAGGTGAATGAAGTTTTCACTGCCAATCCTGATCTGTTGAGGCGGTAGACCGTCAACGGTGAACAGGGTCCCAGACACCCAAGGGGTCGGCAATGCAGCAAAGTGGGCGCCGTGGTAGAGGTCAACAGTTAGCCTGAAGTGCGCGACATTGAGGTCTGCAAGACCCGCCAGTGGTGGCGCGTACACGTCTTTTGAGCAGTCGTATGGGGTGACGAACCAGAAAGGGATGTAGTCGAGTCGAGCGCCACGGATGGTCGGTTCTTGCTCTGCGATGACCTCATAGGAGTTCTCGCTGATCTTTCGCCAGATCCGGACAACATAGAGGCCGTCAACGAGGCGCAGCTCACGCCACTGAGGAACACTGACAAGCTCAAAAGGGTCATCGGGGTTTGGCTCTGTGATGTGCTCTTCGATGACGACAAAGTCTTTCGACCAGTTGATGATGTTGCAGAACTCATAGGCGATGAGCTTTGGCGAGCCTGCTGCCTCGTCGTAGTCCACATGAAGACCGAGACGACCGCTCAGCAGGAGCTGCTTGTAGGACCGCTGGATGAATTCGTCAAAGGTCGTCTCATCGGTGTGAGGTACGTCGCCCGCAACGCCTTCGAGGGTGTATGGCTTGCGGATTAAGGCGCCAACGAGCGCCTGCGTCGTGCGCTCTGTGACGTTATAGAAGGCTGGTCTATCTACCATTGCCTTCCAGTCCTTTTCGGTCTGTGTGCTGAGCCTTGGAACGTAATCCAGCACGTCGCCAGCGAATGCGTCCTCGGTCTTCGCGACCTTTGGCAGCAGCTTGACGTAGGCTGGGTGTTGTGTTGCAACGGGCATTACTGAGTCTCCCTTTGTTGTTCTTATTTACTTGCGCACTGGTTAGACGCCTACGAGCTTGATGTTTGAGGCGCCGAAGCCGCGAACAGGCCAATTCGTGTAGATCATGTAGCCGAGCGCATCGAGTGGGCCGTCGATGTACGTGTTCTTCGTGCTTGGCAGCCCAATGGGCACGTTCTTTTTTGGCTTGTCGTTGCTATCCCAAACCTGAGTCATCAGCGACTTGTGGAGACCTGGACACGTCTGCTTGTTGACGAGCAGCCGACGGTCGCCATTGCCGTTTTTGAACATCGCGTTGACTGAGTTGACGCGGTCGCGGACGCGCGGGTGTGAAGACATCAAGCGCATTGGCATTGCGGCTTGACGAATCAGCCCGTGATCGGTGTTCGTAGTACTTGACTTGCGCTGGTTGCCAGCGGGGTCGGGGAAGACCAGCAACTGCTTCCCCGTGTACTCTTCCTTGATTTGATCAATGAGCGCCTGCGTGTTGAACGCACCAAGCAGTTCGTCTACGACGTGCACTTCTTGACCACGCTGCACTGCGATCACTGCTGACATGCCTTCGACGTTGAAGTCCACGCCAATGAGGAGTCGTTCAGTAGGATCAAGATCGCCGAGAGTGAGGTTGGTGAGGTTCGCACCATCCTCGAAGCTGTAGTGGTCGTAGACGGCTCGGCCCGCCATGTTGACGAACTCGCCGTTCAAGTACGCGTTCAGGTAGTGCGCTGGGTATGTCGCTCGAAGGTCATCAAGGTAGTTCGGTGGAAGGAACGGGTTGTCGAGCGTCTTGCCTCGGATCAGCCGGCGCATCGAGCGGTTGTCGTCGTTCAACGAATCAACCCAATGCTGATGCATGAAGCCGAATCCTTCGGGCGTAGAGACGGCCACCTTCTGCTGGTAGGCTGGATTGCCTGCTCGAAGTGCGCCGGACAACTTGCGCCATGATTCAAGCGCAACCTCCGTGTTCATCGTGTCAGCTTCGTCGATGCCGAAGAAAGCCAAATTGAGACCGAGCGCGTCTCGAATGTTCGTGGCGCTAAGGATGTGGATGATCGTGTGCTTTCGACCAAAGAAGAGTTTGAAGCGGCGGTAACTGCCGTGGTACTCGTACTTGATGCCGTGCTGCTGCAGGGCTTCGTGCATCCCAGGTATCAGTACCTTTTCAGCCATCGTCCCAGTCGGTGACAGCGCGGCTCCCACGTGACCGGCTTGGAGCGCAGCGAGCGTGATGAGCTTTAGACAAAGTGAGTAGGTCTTTCCGCAGCCACGGCCACCGACAAGAGCCAGGTCACGGGTTGTCGTGTCCTCTATGAACTCTGCTTGGTGCGGAAGAAGGTCAAGGTCAAGCTCCACGTTGCTTGGCCTCCCTGATGCGCTTCTTCGCCTGCGCCTGGGCGCTGAACATGGCCCCGCGCTTCTGGTACAGCCACTCCTTGCGCAGGGCGTGGACAAGCTTGAAGAACTCAGGCGAGTGCTCCCGCGTGAGTCCTTCAACGAGTTCGTAGTGAGAGGGCCGCTCCCATTCAGCGGACCATGCAGCTAGGGTGGCGACCCGTGACGCTGCTCTTCTCTTTAGTGCTTCTTCGGTGAATGGGCGACGCTTGCGTGGCCCCCGAATCATTCGTCAGCGTTGTCTTTGCGACGAACGATGTTGACGTTGATCTTGACGTCGTTGCTGTCGAAGTCCGTCTCATCTACGTCTACCGACCGCATGCTGCCGCCACCGTCGGACATGCCAGCGATTGCCTTGCCTGCCCAAATCTTTGCGACGACCTGATTGGTGTTCAGCGCTGCATCGAGCGTGTCGGTCGTGATGGCCTTCAGTAGCGCGTCATGACCCAACTGCCAGACGCCTTCATAGAGAGAGCGGAACTCTCCTGGCGTGACTCCAAACTCCCGTGCGAGCCATGACAGCTTCGTGCCGTTCATGGCCTCTTGGTAGACGTAGTCCTCGATGTCTTGGTGAATTTGGTCTAGGCTGCGGTTTGTCCATTCAACCTTGCGCTTAGCCAATTCAGCTCGCCAACCCGTCTCAGGTGGCAGGATTGCGTATTTGCGCATTTGTACTCCCGTCTTTTGTTATGACGGGAGTATTTAGTGCGCGCTACGTTAATCTTTCGGCGGACCTTCAGTCATGAAGCGGTAATGCTCAATTGCTTGAGCACGGAGTGCCTCCAACTTCTGCTTCAGCACTTCAATCTTCGCAACGTCATCAGGCGGCGTGATGGATAGTTCATCTTTGAACTTTGCGACCTCTTCGTGGAGAGAGTCGGGCATTGCTTGATGGATTGCCTTGGCTAGGTCTTCGTCAATGTCTTTCATGTTTGTTCGGCAATTGGTAGTCCGTATTTAAGGAGGCAAGTCAGCCCGCCCGGACTCCCAATCCAGCTTTTATGTCCGAGTGAGCCCGCCCGAGCGATATAACTTGGCGAGGACTTTCCGCGCGTCCTTATCTGGGGCGTCCATTACCTTAATGTGATACCCGCGAGTCAGCCCGTCCGGACGCCCAACAACCTGGGCCAAGACGTAATCCATGAGGTGCAGGTTGAGGCCCAGAGACACCTATCCTGCTCAGATGACAGAGCCATCACCTAATGGGACCCAAGTCCTCTGGGCCAGGACCTGTCAAGGTTCTGATAGAGCTTGACCAGCTGAGAGGACCAGCATGGCTCTGGGATCGGAGCGTAACTAGGTCGTTACCGTCCGATCCTGCAGCCACCTTCGTCCTGAATGAAGTGGATGACTTCACTCAAAGAGTTGGGAAACGCCTCAAAAGTGAATAAAGGCCGGATTTGCCAACTTGCCGGTAAAAGTAAACGGGGTTTGTGTAACGATGTCCGGGCGGGCCCACTTGCTCCTTATAGTTGGCACTTTTCAGAAGTTGCGTCTATAGGGTGGCGCTTTCTCCAAAAAGTACACAACTTTTGTGTTACGAGGCTCTCCGTTGAGGGGCTTAAAAAGGTGTAGAAATCACCAATCTACTCACTCCGGCGCAAGTCACCCCGGAACGCACCGGGTGCACCCAGACCCCTCCAGATCACACCAGACACCTCTTTTTTGTTACACTTAAAGGAGGCCCGCAGGTTGACGATTGGAGGCGGTGGTTGACGATTGGGGGCTGTGGAATGCGGCTGGGAATGGCGGCAGCGTGAAAATCTCGGCTGGCCGGAAGTTGTTACAAGCAATAATTGGGCCGGAAAACGGACGGCCCACCTACTGGAGCAAAGTTGTTACAAACATAGCTTGTTGTTGATGCTGCTCTGCGGGTGGCTCTCAAAATGGGTCGGTCGAGGCGGTGAATGAGCTGGTCGAAAGTTGTTACAAACATAGCTTGTTGTTAATGCTGCTCTGCGGGTGTCTCTCAGAATGAGCTGGACGAAAGTTGTTACAAACATAGCTTGTTGTTAATGCTGCTCAAGTGGTGTCTCTTCTTCCCGCTCGATCTGCAAGTCATAGCCCGTCTTGTCCTTGATCCACCCACTCAGCTCGTCCGTATCGACCTCGCCGCTCGATCTGAACCCGTCATGTTCAGTAAAGAATTGCAGGCCCTTCTCGTCCAGGTACCGCACGATTGAGTTCAGCACCGTCCGTTCGGCCGTGAAGTAGATGTTCCAGCGGACGGCGCCCTTTTTCGTATTGACATCCAGCTTGCGCCCGATCTTCCACCATGCGTGGTCGATGGCAGTCTTCAGCAGCGAAATTTCGACATCGCTTTGCAACCACTCCATGCGCCTGTTCTTGTCCACTGGCGGTCCAGGCAAGTCCCGGTAGATGGCGCAGAAGTTGTTCTTGGCAAGTCGTGCCCCGTTGAAGAGGGAGTTCAAAATTTGCTTAGCGTGCTGACGCGAAATTCCCAACTCTTCGGCAATCCGGGCACGCATTGAATCTTTGTTGTTAATGTAAGCGTGGATTGGTCCTTGCAGCAGCTCAAGCATCCCCACGTTGTGCGCGAGCTGGATAAGGATGGTTGGAGCGCAGGCGCTGATGTCGTAGTTGAAAGGCAGATTGTGGTGGCGCCAGAAAGCCACCTTGTCTGCTCTTGGGATGTTTTGCAGTCCATGCCACAGCCGGCCGTTCTTGTCTGTGTAGTTGAATGTCAGAGCGGACAGTTCGTCCACATGCCGCTTGGCGTATGTCGCAAGCCTCTTATCTGCAACGACAGCTTCGACCTTGAGGTCGTCAAAGTCTTTCAGTTTGTCCTTGAGCAGTCTGAAGCCGATGGCGTTCAGCTTGTACGAAATAGGAAAGCCCGCACCGTTAGGCCCTTCTGCCGATTTCTTGTACCCGCGTGTCTGAATAAGACACGTAGAGCGGATGTAGCGGCCCAGGTCGTGATTTGATTGCCCAATCAGCTCGCTGAGTCTGTCAGCGTAGATTTGCTTTGGCTTGTCGGCGGAGAAGCCCGCAGCTTCTAAGTTCGCCAATTTCTCAGCGACTGCTCTGCGTACCTTCTTATTGCTCAGGTTGGGTTCGTAAGCGCCAAAGGGCGCTTTTGGTTGTTTCATAGTTCTGCGATTCCTAGTCGTGGTGGCAACTAATGGTTCAACAGATTAAGGGAGACCTGAATGAGGAACACGTCCGCTTGCACGCATCGTACAAGGCCACCACAGCCACTCAGGTCTCTCTTAATCTGTCGCAACTTATTTATAAGAAAAGTGCATTCCTGCAATAATTAATGGAGAGTGTAACGCCCGTAATTGGTCCGTACGCTAATTAAAATTGTAAAGCAACTCACTTGAAAGGACCGCCATGACCAAGCTTCTAACCATTGTTCTTGTATGCGCGCACATCTTGGGCTGCGGCGTTAAGACAGAGGTCGATGAGCCCGCAGACGTAACTATGCAGGAGCGAAAGCAGTTCAAGCACTGCGTCGAGCAACTGTCAGAGCATTGGCCTGAAAACTACAGGGTGGTGTATCAAAGCATCGAACGCGACAAAGACGGCGGCCTTGACGTGGGCGTCAATATGGCCTTCAAATTCAACCAGCAGCGAATTGATCAGATTGTGGCGAAAGGAGGCGTGTTTGCTGGCCACTGCGTCTATAGGAAAGACGGGACCATGATGATGGCAACACGCTCAGATGCCGTAAAGCGGGTCTTTCAGATTGCCACTGACTTCAACTACGGGATCTTTCCAGTGTGGGATGAGCCGACGAAGTTTTAAGGTCTGCCAGCCTTGGAGTCAATGACGGCCAGACACGTGCGGTGCAGCCATTCTATGTTGAATACTTCTTACGAAGCTCGTCAAGTTCCGCGCGGACCTTCTTCAACGCTGCTTCGTTTCGTCCCGCACCTTCAGCCATGACGCCTGCCAATAGGCCGCATACCACTGTAGCGCCCACCGCGTAGTCAGCCCCAAATAGAGCAAACAGCGGCGACAGCAATGCTGCGCCGAACCAGCTCAAGCAGGAATAGCCAGCCACCTTCCACAGATCGACATCGTCTTCCATGTGTTCGCCCTCAACAATTATTCTGTAGGGCTCGATCGTATCGTCTTATCGCGCAGTTTGCTCACGCCAGCAGCGCCAGCAACGATCATGGTGAACCCTGTAGCCCACTCAATGGGCGCAAAGTCTTTGCCCTTCAGGCCGTAAGACCAAAAGCTGATGCCCATGAAGACGACCAGTCCGAGTGTGCCAATCACCTTAGCGTAGTCCCAATCACGGTCGCCGTCTGTGAAGATGTCGATGAACGCCTTTTTGATGTGTCGCATGCGTGTACCTCGCAAAGAGGTATTTAGCCGTGCACAGTGCGAATCCGACAATTGATCAGGTTTTTGTACTAAATAGCCATTTACCCACGAGAAGACAAATGGCTACCCCAAACTACACCGGCACAGACGAAGAATTGCAGAAGGCGCTGACTGCATTGCAGCACGCTTACGAGTTAGCTGCACCTCTTTTAACCGACAACTTCCGTGCAATCTTTGAGAAGCTTGTTCATTCGATGGAGCTGCGAGTCTATAGACGCCAGCGTGACCTTATCAAGGAGAAGATGCGTAGGCCCGTGGGAAGACCTAGAACGCGGCCGACTAAGACAACTAGCGAATAAATGCAGGAAAAAGCCACTTTTTCTATACATAGATTAAGAGCTGAAGCAATGGTGCTCGCTCTTAACCTAAGGAGAGAAAGATGGCTACTGCCCTCAAAACCAATCACATCACCCAAGAATACCTTGTGGACCGCTTCTACGACAATGAACTTAAATTGAAGGTCGCAAAGAAGTGGAGAAGCATTTCGCTCGATATGTGCGCCTTGCGGGATGCACAGCTTGCAATTCATCAGATCCACCGCGAGCTAAAGCACCTTATCGATATCAGCAAGAAAGCTGGCTTCAAGGATGTGAGCGCATTGATGGATGAGGCGCACTGCCGATTCATTCTGAACGGGCACGGAGAATGAGATGCTCTACCACTTTTACATCATCACGAACACCCGCACTGGCAAAGTCTATGTGGGCAAGACACTGGACACCTACTTCCGATTTAACGTCCATCGCAGCGAGCTACGACGCAATAAGCATTCAAATCCCACACTGCAAGCTGATTACAACGAAGACCCAACTTGCTGGGAATACACCGTTATTGAAACCGTGGACGGTGGGTCCGATGATGGTAGAGCAATTGAGAAGGAATGGGTCAACGCATTCCCGGAGGTCTACAACATTCTCGGCCGAGCTGGCGTCAAGGCGAAAAGGACAGGCGCAAACGGCTCGCCAGGACGAAAGTGCACGATTGACGGCGTGACCATTTACCGATCACAGCGGCAAATGATCAAAGAGCTTGGGCAGGGTAGGACTGGCACAAGGCATCCAAACTTCCGCTACATCTGAAAGGGCTACGGCCCTTTCGTCGTATTCAGCGCAAAAAAAGGCCCGCATACCATGTCAGGAATATGCGGGCCTTTAAGCCTAAGGAGATAACACGCTCAACAACCTTAACAACCTTAACCTAGGAGGAACTATGAACAGAACCTAGTTGAGCTTGTTGTCTACGAAGCTATTTATAGGCCCTAAATATCAGATCGAAACTACCACATTCGACATGAATTTTAGAGTCAAGCAAAAGATCAAAGACGAACGCAAGAAGCAACAAGAATTCAAGAACAGTACTGGCCGGCAGATCGACCAAGTCTACGCATTAGCCGTTGGACCAGAAGAATGCCCAATCTACTTCTACGTAGGAATTGCTGTCAACCCAAACAGGCGGTGGGACCAGCATCGTCGCGCTATCGAACACGGCAGAGATATGAAGCCTGCCTACGAGTTCGCCCGCTATCACAAATTTAGGCACACCCTGAGAATGGTCGTGCTTGATCCAGAGGGAAATGAGACGGAAACGTGGTGGAAGAACTTTTTACTGAGTGAAGGGCATCCACTGCAGAACGTCGGTGGAACAGTAGACATACGCCGCAAGAAGCGCGTGAAGTCTCCAGTTCAATTGGCGTTTGAGCAAGTCAACAAACCTCGCCCTGGAGAGCTTGACGAACTGGTAAGAGCCGCCAAAGTTAAAGGCTGGATTTGAGCTCTATCGGCTCCTCGTCTTGGCGTAAGCAGCCTTAACCGAGGCTGCTATTTTTGCTCTATGCTCGTCCGTAAATTTCCTGCCCAACGCCGCTTTACTGAGTTTGGCCCTGTGCTCCGCCGTCAGCGGGTTCCCGCGCCGTGCTTTTGAAAGCTTGGCACGATGTGAAGTCGCATCGTCTCTTCCGAAATAGTTGTACACCTCGGGAAAAGCCTTGATCCATTCAGTCTCTGCTCGAAGAGCTTCTTCGAGCGTCTCTACTTCTTCAAGAGTCTTACACCACTCCCATGAATCAGGGTCAGCGTTGTAATCTGCCTGCATCGCAGGATTCCAGTGCCTATTGTGTCTGAGCGCACTACGGTGATGTTTTCTTCGTCCCGCAATGGATTTACCCCTGCCAACGTAGACCTTGCCAGTGTGGGTGTTCGTGATGATGTAGATGCTGTGCATCTACTATTTTATTCCCACCAGACTTGCTAAAAAACTTAAATCACTCGCGAGTAAGCCTGCTTGACCTCATCGCCAAGAGAACCCATGTATGTCATGGTTTGCCGTGGGGACGAATGGTTGAGAATTTCCATTAGAACGATGAGAGGCACGTCATGCTCGTCATGAGACACCCTGCAAAATGTCTTCCTGGCTGAGTGACTGGAAAACCGCCCCTCCAATCCGACCTCTTTGCACCACCCCTTGAGCATCCTGCCCCACTGTGCAACTGTGAGCGCTCCACGTTGCCCACTGTAGATAAATTCTGACTCGCAGTGCTTGCGCCATTCCCGCAGAGCTGCCGAAGCTTCCGCGTTAAGGGGAATTACCCGGGGCTTCTTCGTCTTGCCCTCAAGAACTTTGAGTGTGATGGTCGTACCGTCGTCAAGGGTGTCAATCCATTGAAGCTTTGTCAGATCGCCACCGCGAAGAGCACTTCCGATCGCGACAGTAAAGAGTGCGTAGTTCCGAACGTGGTTGCGGATCAACTCTTTGATCTTGGCAACGTCCGCAGATGTCTTGATTGGGTCTGTGGCCGTGGTGCGCCCGCGATGAGAAGGAACGTGACCTGCTTGGAATTTCATCTTTTGGTACCCCATCAATTTGTTGATGAGTTATTTTTGTCCGCGGTCGTGGGCAAGTACACAGTTATGAGGCGTGGCCGGTGTAACGCGCCGGATCGTCATCGGACTGTGAGGCGGTCCGGATGACGCAGCTCGCAATTCGTGCACTCCGCTCTTGAATTCCGATGTGCCAATGAGGCTGCAAGCCTCCAGAATGCTCACTGGAATTCGGGAGCGAGAGTTGTGATAGTACCTATTGGACTTCTGCGAAAACACCTCTGGGAGCTTGATTTCCTCAAAAGTGTAAAAGTTGGCCCCAACCTTCAAAAGCCCGTAATTCCTTCAAGCCGAGGATATTATTTCTTTACCGCAACATCGCGGTTAATTGAAGGAATCAATCAAATGGCTACTCAAACCACCCCCGCTACCGCCGAAGCCAAGAAGACCAAGGGCCCCGCAAAGCCGCCCGTCCCCCTCTTCAACCGCATGACGGACAACATGAAGAAGGGTGCGCTGGGCGGGAAGCTCACCGCGGAAGAACTCGACAAGCTGGCCGCCCTGGCCGGAAGCCTCAAGGTCTTCGTCAGCGCTCCGTGATCATTCGCGCCAGCGTGTTCTGGCGCAATGACCGACCGGATGGGCTGGGCTTCACGCTCTGCCCTCCGGCGTTTTCGCCAGAAGAACTTACAGAGCTGTTCATGGGAGACACCATGAAGAAGTACATGCGCGACAGCGACGAGAACCTGGGGACGAACGTCGTTGACACGTACCTTGCGCAGCTCGGGGCAATCGCTGCCGGTGCCAAGGTCGCTCCCATGCCGCTGCAACAGGTGATCCTTGCAACGCTCAACATTGTCTGGTTGTCAGAGCGCGGGTTCATCCCAAACGACGACTTCAACGGGGTGCTGCTCGTTCACGCCCGTTGAAGTCGTCTACACGGCCCTCTTCGCGAGGGCCTTTTCATGCCTAGAGGTTGTGAAACTTCCACCCCTCCTTGAGTCGCAGCTCAACATGCTCAGGGTGGATCATTCCCGACAGCTTCCCCTTCCGCATCAGGTAGTACTCGGGCTCTAAGCCGGCTTCTTTGCGCTCCTTGAATCGCTGCCGCACCAGCTCTAGGAGTTTTTCTTGTTCAGCCTTGTCCATTTCGGCTCCTATTTCGTGAACGCGATACCACCGATGCGTTGAACTGTCTCAAGAGCGTTCGCCAGCTTGAGCACCTTCGCCGCATCGACCTTGCCGTCCTGTAGTTGGCGTGCGATGACCATGAGCTGGCCGCTCGCCACCTTGAGGACGTTGCTGTCAAACTGCTCCTGCTCCGCAGCGCGTCTTGCAAGAACGTTTTCCCGCCGAATCTGCTCAAGATTTGCTGCAAATTGCTGCTTTTTCTCGTGCCATTTCTCGCGTGTCGCACGCGCACTCAACGTGCCCCGTGCCAACCGCCATTTGTGCTGCACTTCGGCAAGCGTCATGGTGGTTTCGATGTAGTCGCTCTTGATACTCGGCCAATCGGGCTTCATACCGACCTCAGCTGCATGCCGTATTCGTTGGGCTCAGTGGGCAGCACGATCCCCTTGCGAAGAATCAGGCGCCGTCCCCGAAACGGCCGATAGTCCACGTAGTGATGCACTCGGCCGAACCGCCACGCAAGGCGTGCGACATCGGGATGGACCTTCACAAGCATTACCGACTTCGCAGTGGTGCCGCCAGCCGCATATGAGCCTTTCCCTACAACGCCCTCACGGTGGTAGAACTCAGCGGTGTTGCCGCCGCTCATCTTCTGCGTCTGCTGCTTGTGCTGCAGAAAGGCATTGAACTCAATCGTGCACCAGCCCGCCTTGAGCATGTCGATGGACATGATCGTGTCTTCGTTGTACCGGCACCGCCACCTGAAAGGCACGTTGTTCCGAATCAAGTTGCACGAGTAGATGCGCGTGTTCTTGAAGAACGGCGGATGACGCACGCGGTCTGGCACAAACGACAAGTAGTTCGGACCGACCATCGCGACGTTGGCGTATCGCTCTGCGTAGTCCTCCATCGCCAGGAAGATGCCTGGGTTGACGCACTTCGTTCTCCGGTTCTTGTGGAGCCGGTAGAAGTTCTTGATGTTGTCGTCCATGACCCAGTGCCATGACGCGCCAGCGCCGATGCTGTGCTCCCACGCGAAGTTGCGCGCTGGCCCAGGTCCGGTGCTCTTCGTCTGCCCGTGCTCATCGCACAGCTCGTACGTGTCCTTGTAGGTCAAGTCCAGCTCAAGAACTGAAGCCTTGAGACTGCGTGCGGCGATTGCATCGACGTACACATCGACCTCTTGCGGTTCAACGACGACGAAGTGATGGACTCCCATCGTCGTCAGCACCTGCGAAGTCATCATGTACTGGCTGCGGCCTTTGCTCACCACGTAGACGGGATGCTTCGGTAGGTGCATCAGGCGAACACCTCCTTTGGACCGGCAGGCTGCTCCTTCTTGGGAAAGAACACGTACTTGGTCTTCTCGGTGATGGTCTGTCCGATGAGCGCCGCAAATTGATCGGCCGCAGCTTGGTCCAGCATGTGCACGATCACAGAGCGGAAGGGCCTTGCGTCCGGCTGAACGAACTCCGGCATGCCGCTCCAGTCCTTCTCGGGTGGCGTCGGGAACCCGTCGGCCTGTGTTCCGTTTTCCACCTGCTCTCCCACACCATTGGAGACGTCAGGGGCTGGAGCGTCTACAACGACCTCGCACGAGAGATTGAGGATTTCCACTTCGCTGAACCCGGCAAGGTCAACGTCGAAGTGCAGTTCATCGAGCCGCGCAAGCTCCTTCATCAGCATTTCGGTGTCCCACGCTGAGTTGAGGCCAAGCTTGTTGTCAGCAATGACGTAGGCTGCCTTCTGCGCAGGCGACAGGCCAGCAATCACGATGCACGGCACTTCGTCCATCTTGAGCTTCTTCGCCGCCCTCCACCGCCCTTCGCCGGCGATGATGGTGTTGGCCTCATCGACCAGGATCGGATTCGTGAAGCCGAATTCCTTGATGGACGCGGCGATCTGTGCGACTTGCGCTTCGCTGTGGGTGCGCGAGTTGCGGTCGAATGGAACGAGGTCGTCCACTCGCCGCAAGCCGCCACCAGAGACAAAGCTTTTGATCTCGGTGGCGGTGGTCATCAGACTGACTCCGCCTTGCTCAGCCAGTCAACGCCGTCAGCAAGCATCCGGTGAAGGACGCCAAGCCGATATTCGACTGCGTCATGGAAAGGCTTGTGCAACTCCAGAACCAGCGAATCCTGAGTGGGGCTGGCGGCGAGGAATTGCTTGGCAGTCACCTCTTCCCAGCTTTCGTCTTCAGCATCGTCGGACAGGTAGTCTTCGCGAAAGACGTAGCCATCCAGTTGCACCTGCACGTCGACGACGAAGTCGGCACCATTGCTGATGCTGACGACCAGCTTCGCCGGCTTTTCGACGCCGTTGTAGCTGGAGCTGAACTCGTAGACGTACTGCGAATCGCGCGCCTTGAGCATGACAACGACCTGACCAATCGAGCGGTAGCTCGCTTCGATAGTCTTGATGAGGTCAAGGTAAGGAACCAGGCCGCCATCTTCCAGCACCGGCAGGCCGCGCAGATGTTCGACCGCCACGCTTGGGTGGATGTCTTCGATGTACTGGACCTTGAGCGCCTTGCAGAGCTTGACGTACCCAGCATGCACGGCGTCGAGCAGGATGGTTTCGTCGTCGCACCCCTTGGCCCGAAGTTCGTTCGCCTTCTCCGTCATGAAGAAGGCTGGCTGAGCCGCCCGCACCGCCGCGCACAGCTCGCTAACACGCGGCTCGATGTCCTCCGCTCGCCCAAGATCCCAGAAGGCCTCGCCGTCTTGGTTGATCAGCTCGTTTTCGTTTGCTTCCAT